GGTTTGAGCCACCATGGTTATGTCCAAGGAAATCGCATTGGCACCGAACCCGACATCTTTCTTACGAGTCTTTGCTTTGCCAGCGATCTGTCCAAACTCCGGGACAAACTCGATTGGGGTGGCATAGAAGTTTCCCGGATGACCGAATTCGTCAATGACGTCGTGGACATCTCCGCTGACCAAGATACTGCCATCGGTAGGCTCAGCCAGATTCCCGTCGACATTCTCCGTGGCACCTGCGTGGAGCTTGGCATCTTCGTTAGCCGAAGTGTCGAGGACAAGACTGCCACTGGCATAGAATGTGCCAAGGCTATTATCGCTGACGCACTGCCAGCACCCTACAGTTTCTAAATTAGACAAACTCATTTTCATCTCCGAAAGAAAAGTAACATGGCCAAATCAACTAAACCGCGTCTCTGCCAACCTCAAGTTCGATTGCTCAAAGTCTTAAAGAGTGGCAAAACTTTAACCCGCCAACAATTGTCCAAGGCTGCCAAGGTCGATAACGCGATGTGTACGTCGTATCTCGGAAAAGTCCGGGTGACCACCCCTGGCAAACTGAAGAGCCTCATGGATCTAAAACTGGTCAGAGTCCGTGAGGAGGATGTCGATGGCAGAGATGTCCTAGTCTACGCCATAACCGCTAAGGGCAAAACGATTGCCAAAACCTTGAAGTAACTAACTGCCATTCCTGACCCCGTGCGTTCACGCGTGCGGGGTTATTTCATATCGTGATTAAACATATAGTGCCAAACCTCCTTCATCGATTCGTTAAACGTAACGGTGTTATTGTACAACGCATTGGCGATCTGGACCGGGGTTAATTTCTCCTTGGTCATTCTCCTCAACGTATTATTCTGGCTAAGCACGAGAAGATCTGGCACGTACTTATGAGTCTGGCAATCGTGGCGAATCGAAAGAGATACGTTGCGATCCGATAACGTACAAACCTGGTGATACCAGAATGGCGGGATGTACAATAGATCCCCAGCGTCTAGCGTTGCCCGACATCCGGACTCGACCGATAGGATTTGCTCCCTGTCCACGTAGTCTCCAGGTTCTAGTTCGTACCACGCCGGTACGTCCCATCCTTGTTGGATCTCCTGTGCGTCCATTATCGAACAAAGATGAACAGCTTTTGTTCCGTCGAACTGAACCATCGTACTATGCCACCAATCGTGGTGTAGTGGAGTTAGATTGCCGTAGCTGCCAACCATAACGAACGACGCATCCGGGTTGTACACCTGCTTATCGTTGAACCAAGACATCCCCGTGCCAAATATAGTATCTAACGTCATAGTTCTCCAGAAATCGCTATGGGCATCCGCCCGGTATGAGTAAGCGGTTGTATGGTTAACGTCCATAGATCTCTTCACCATCTCCTCAACTCTGACCACGCTGGTTTTGGAATTACGTTGAAGGATTGGTGAATGTGGAGTTTGTTTATCGACCGATAATTGAGTGACTGGCATATCAGCCGCTCGACTTAGTTTGCCACGTAAGTCTTTCGGATCGAATGAACCACGGATAACGAAAGGAAACGAACCGATTGGCATCCGTGTTCCATTTATATTAACAAACCCATTGAGAACTTGGTGGCAATCTAACTCAAGGATGTTTTCATCTCTTACAGCTGACATAGTAATTCCTTCCGAAGTGGAACAGCGTTTCTCATCTGCTCAAAGTAAAAGTTAAACGGGGTCTTGTCGTAACTGACTGGCACTACTGCTCCACGAGGGAACGGATGGAAGATTGGGATCTCCAATCCCTCTGGGAGAATGTAGTGGTTGTTCGTCGTTGCCGTATAGATGGCACGGTATCCTTTTCTCCGTGCTACTTCTATATCGAAGGGAACAACTTCGAACACTCTACCAGCGAGCTCATAGAAACTAGCGATGGCACGGTTATCACCTTCCGGTCCAAAGATGGCAATAGGTTTATTGGACCTCAGTAATTCTCTGTCCGAACACATAGTGTACAAGTCGATGAGAGATTGCGTAGGATGGCTAATAGTTCCACATCCGGCATCGATGACCGTCGCTTGGCCATCTACTCCACTTATCAACTCACGTAAGAATAACAGTCCCTCAGTACGGGCAACAATAATATCGAACATAGCTGCCAGCGTTGTTCCGAAGTCCTGCCACGATTCTCCGGTTCTCCTTTCGGTTATAGTAACTACGGACATCCCTAGGTGTTTGGCAGCGTTCTCAAATGACGCTCTAGTTCTAACCGACTCAGTTGTAAACAAGGTTGCCATAGTTAGATCAATGTCCCCATAAAATCCTTTGTCAATCTTAACACGCCAAAATAGATTGTCCACATCTATAGTTACGTTACCAATCTCCCAGTCACCAAACTCTGGCCAAGTATTAATGATACTCATCGGTGGTTCCTTCCAATCTGGTTTCTGATCATAGTGAATAGTTTTGGGTATGGGGAGATGCCACTAATGATCTCCTGCTTCTTATAACCGCCGACGTTGCCAGCGTTCACTTCGATGAGCACGCTCTCCTCAGCGGTCACCTGGATAAAGTCAAACCCTAACGTCCTAATGCCAAGGTTATCGTACAGCGGATAGATTGCCCGGATGATATCCATCTCCCGTCCGTTGGCCACTGTAGGGAAACTCGTTGACCCTTTACTGTTGAGGTTAAGCCAGTGGTGGTCGTTACAATTTCCGATACAACCGACTATGCCACCCTCGATGACCGTTACCCGTTTCTCTGCCACGCCGCCTACAAAGGCCTGCCAGGTTATTTCTTCCCGGTAGTCTTCGAGCAGAGTACCAATATCCTCGCTGTCCATAATAAGCCGAACCGCTTGACCACCGCAATAACCCGCCGGTTTGCCAATAACCCGTAGATGTCTCTTCACGAATGTCTCGATGATATCGTGATCGCGGGATACGATTGTCTGTGGCATAAACGCTCCCCACTTATTTAACTGCCAGTGAGGATTCAGATGAACGCTTAACCCTTTCGGATCGTCTACAAATCTAACTTGCTCACCTAACTTCTCCAGATTGGACATATAGTCAACCGGATGAGGTTTGTACATACGATCGTAGGCGATATCAATTTTGCTGTATTCCATAAACTTGTCCGTTCCCCAATTAGAAAGATCGGCATAAGACATTCCGGAAGGGAATACAGTAATTGGCAACCCAGTGCTCGTTTGTTCTACCAGCGAACGGGAATCGGCGTGGAAAACTTTGAACTCCGGTTGCTTTGCCAATTCCTCGTACAACACTGGCGTCTCTACACCTACGCCTGAACCGGCGTAACTCTTTGGATTGGACACTAATAAAATATTGATCTCTCTCATCTTAATTCTCCCAACGTAAATGGTTTGGCACGGTAGGTCCATCGTCGAACTCTTCCTCCATTATAGCTTGTATTGCTGACTCTATGTCGATTCTCTTATTCTTGCCAAGGAAGTTAGTAGCCCGGTAGCGTGCTTCCATGTATGGACAATACGGATCGGAGTTATGGCATAGCGGTTCCGCCTTGTATAGTTCGTCGTACATCTCCCATGGACAACCTCCGTCGAAGGCGCATAACATAAAGTCTCTACACCACGCCATAAAGTTATAGACGCGGTTGGCATCGAACGTACAATGAGCGTGGCGAAACTCTACCGTGTCCGTTTGCTTTAGTTGGCGTAGGTTTACCGTGCTCCTTCTTTGAGCGTGCCAAAGGATGGCTCCCTTCTTAGACACTGGCACTTCCGCTTCCATAAACTCCTTCACCGTCTTGGCATCGAGTTGGTTCTGGATACGATAGTCGGGAAGGATAAACGTGGCGGCTTGTACAGCGTTATTAGCCCATCGCCTCCACTCCGCATAGCCTTCCTCATCCTTGTCCAACTTATTCTCTTGGAAGTATAACCTGCCAAATAGGTTCTCGTCTTCCCGTCGACATTTACGTAGACACCGCTGAACCTTCTTCAACCCGGTTAGATTCTTGCTCAAGCCTGGCACTCGGATATGGACGTGTAGTGCTCCGCGATACGTTACCGTTGCCATCGGATGGAGTTTCCTAAACTTCTTTAGCATGCCAATCTGTTCGTCGATTGTAGCTGTAGGTTCCGTAGTAACCTCTCCACCAAACGGATACGACTTCAGAGTTGGATCGGCTGCCACCCCGCTCGAATTAACGATCTGTGGTTCAGGGTCTCTGCCAAATCCCTCCCATCCTTTTCGGGTATCCCAATCGGCACACTCCAGTTCCATTCCATATGTCCATTGTATTTCTCCCGGTAGTGCTATCTTTGGCATCGTACTATCCTATGTTCCAGAAAAGAGTTGACCCTTTAACAGATACGTTTCGGTTCATGAGCCACCATCGAAATGCCTTGAGGTCATAATAGTCGTTACAAGGAAATGGTGGCGAGGAACCGGCGTGCGATTTGTCCTTGTATTGGTACCCTTCATCGATAAGGATAATGTCCGCGTCTTTGGCACCGGACTTGCTACGTACATACTTCTCTACTTCCTCATGACTCCGACTGTACCCCATGTGGAGGATAAATCGTGGCGTCATCTTTAGTTCGTGGAATCCCTTAATGACGCCGGCAGCGATAGTGCCAGAACTAATCGGAATGATGACGTTGTTGAAGTCCATCTTCTTAGAGACTTCGGTTGACGTCTCGGTGACCGACTCCATTAGTTTGAGAGCGTTTGGCATCATGTACCCTCCTTGAGCTATGGTCAACTTCTTAGCCTGGTGGAATAGGATACACGATCGACCGGCCTGTAGTCCAACCAACTCTGCTCCAAGATCCGCTGCCTTCTTTTGAGCTAGTCGGATTTCGTGGCCACCCGGTTCTGGTGTACCCTCTCGTTTGTAGACCGGATAATAGTTGATACATTTCTTCCCCAGAATCTCGCAGGCTCTTGCCACTGCGTGTCCGGCTTGAGAATGGGCTGTATCGAGAACCCCTATGACTTTATCATCGAGACTGGCAATATGGGAATAGACTCCGCGAGTCTTCGAGAATGGCGGACCAGGCGGTGGACAACTTAGATCTTCTCGTTTGACCCATAAACCAAAATCTCTGGTGTAGTCTTCGACAGGCGTATTCTTATACAACATCCCGTCTGCCACCTTTACCATAGGCCGGATGTCCTTCCCGCTTTGAGAAGGCTTCGACTTAGCTTTGCTCTTCCGAATCTTTGAAGGCACTTTTGGCATGACTCTATATCCTCTCCTAACGTGTAGTGACCATTTAGGTGGCTCTTCCATTTACAGAGCACCGTTTCAACTTCTTGTACAGACACCCGTCTCTCGAATCTCGGTGGGGCTGGCAAATCCTGTAGTTCGGTCGTTAGTCTTTCGACGGCCCAAGTCTGTAGGGATGTACCGATCGGAATCGTCTCTCCCAACACCGTATACAGCCTCTCAGCCCCTTCCTTGGGAGAATCGAATAGATATACATCCGCCGGACTGAAGGCGATACGAACAAGCTTCAGACGCTCTAACATATCGGCTACTTTGAAGGCTATCCACGGCCCGAACTGAACCCAGGTTTGGCACTCCCTCATCGCTTCCCTACAAGTCATCCCGTCCTCAAACCCGTCGAACAAATCGTCCACTCCACGGTTGGCCAAGTAAGCTACGGACTTCATAGCGTTGGCTCCACGGAAATGTCTACGCTCTGGACATCTCGGATATTCCTTAGACTCAGCAGCTAACATCATTCTAGTCCAAAACCCGTCCTCACTTTCTGGGGAAGAAATCCAGGCTGCCGTTCCCATATGGTAGAAGCACCAGTATGCCAAAAGGTATCGCTTGAGGACAGGAACAACTTCCGGACAGTTCCAGATTATCGTGTACACTGGATCTATGTCGCCCGTTACGATTAGTTTTCGACCAAACTCAAACGGATGGGTCATTTGCTCGCATCTGTTATAGAGACTTTGAGATCTACCAATCGCAACGCTTTACCTTCACCTGCCAATTCGTCGCCACACCGGGGTGCTCCTTCGTTTTCGGCTGCGCAGTACATACATCCGGTCGGTGGACATTCTTCGAGCTCAGTGAATTGCTCGTTCGTATCCTCGCGGGTAAACATCGGGACTCGATGACCGTGGCACTGATCAGCCGTGGTATAGTCGCGACCAATACTGACTCCGGTCTTCGAAAGGATCTGGCCATCGTCGCCACGTTGGTATTTGTACTCATAGCATGTCGCGTAGGTCAACCCTAAACTCGTGGCATGCTTCTGGTACATCTTATGGCCCTGCATTCGATACTTCTCGGTGATCGTTCTTTGACCACCGATATTCTCCGTGAAGAGATTCTCAAACTTGGCACCACGTTCCGGACCAAATTGCTTCGTTATCCGTTCCACCATTTCGGGTGCCCAAGAATAACCTGCTTCCACGAACTTAATAATGACGTGGTCCGCTCCAGCCTTCTTCAGTCTCGTGAACAACTCAAGAACCTGGGCATGGGAAGTTATACCCGCGATGATAGGGTTACATTGGATGGACACGTAGATGCCAAGTTTATGTAACTTGTTAATCTCATCGAGATGCTCTTCAAGTGGCATCGCTCCAGGCGACAACTTCTTCCAGTCGTCCGGGTCTGGAGTATTGATGGACTTCTGAGCATAGCTGTACTTGTTCTGGAGTATGAGGTCAATAGCCCAATCCGGATATGGCAACCGACTCAGAAAGAATATTGGCAATCCTTCGTTGACGAATGCCTCAGCCGCGTACTGAGTATTGTGGTAGAATTCTTCCAACTCCATGAACGGATCAGTGAACGATGAGAAGTAACCCGCTGCGGATCTCTTCATCTTATTGAGTTGTTCTTCGATCTGGGCACCGTAATCGATTGGTACAGTAATGAGTCCGGTGCCACGATAACCCCTCACGCCGGAATTAATGTAACAGAACTTACATCCAACTCGACAGTAGCCACCATATGGCTCAGTCAGGATCGCTTCCGTAAAGCACGGACGTGGCCGGACGTTCGGTGGCTCGTGGACAGCCTTGTACCATCCCTGTAGCTGTTTGGCATTCTTTATCCGTAGGTGGGGGAACGGCTTGAGATAGACCTGTACAGACTTCTTGTCCTCCTGCTTGGCATTCCTTACCATCCCGACCGACATTGTTCGCGTCTTTATCCCCTTACCAAGATACGGATCATCGATCACTTCGATGGCACCAAGATCCTCGAATGGTTCCGGACGCATCATGTAATCGTATTTCTGTGATACTGGCATGTTCTCTTCGTCGAGCGAATTGAACCATGTTTCTTCGTCGTTCATAACTCTTCTCCTACATCTATAGTAATCGAATCTTCAACCAACTTAATAAACCTGGCACCGTACTTGGTCTTGGCAGTTTCCTCGTCCGCGTAATATGTACCAGATAACCGAACCGCTACGATGCCAGTAGCGTCTCTTGCCTCGACAATCAAAGCCTTGTACATGGTAACACTCTTACGTCCTATCACTATCGATCCATCTCCTAACAATCCCAGAGACTTGTCCAGACGACGCCCCACGGCAGGGCACGCCCATTTCTTCCAGTCGAACTCTTGACCGCTTGATCACGTTTACGCGATGTCGGGTATTCTTCTCATTGAGAGGTTTGTCGTTGCCAGCGGCTTTTCTCCTTTCCTTGATTTGAGTAATACAATGTTCCACGTCCGTGTTAAGGTAAATGACTCGCGGGTCCCATCCGTTATCCTTGGCTTCCTTCGTCCATTTGGCATCCTCGGATAAGAGTAGACCCTCACATATTATAATCGGGCTGTCGAACTTCTCCATCAACTTTTGCCACAGTTCGTACACTTTCCTAGCAGATCCTACGTTGTCGCATCCGCCGCACGTCGCCTCGTAATGGCCAAGTATGAAAACGGTTCCGTAGCGATACCATAGCGGTTTCTTCCTTCCCT